ATCATCTATCTGCTTTTCAAGGTAGGTGATTGCACTTCTTTAGTAAATGTGATATAATATATAAACCATAGGAGAGTAATATGTTTAAGTTTCATGATCACATACAGATAAACTTATCAGAGGATACTGTATGTGGGGAACCTTTGGATAGTATTATCCTGCGACATAGTGACGCTGTATCTATTACAGATGTATCAGTAAAAGATTGTAATAAAATATTAAACAATGAACTAGAGGAGTGGGAACATGAATACCATCAGTACCTCGATTCCCTTAAAGTATTTAACTAATAGGCGTAGAAAGGTAGAGCATATTAGTTTTCGTGATCCTTACTGGGAACAAAGGAGGAAGCATCAAGTAGTACCTGATAAAAAGAAAGAAGATAGTAAAAGAAAATGTAGGTCTAAAGATGTTTATTATAGTTCAGATTGAAGGTGAACCTACGCTAGAAAACTTACATGCTCTTCCCAATCCTATTGGAAATAAAGTAGAAGTATTTTCTTCAAGGGAAGATGCATGTGAGTTACTAGAGTTACTATGGAATATTGATCCTGAAGATCAAGAAGAAAATAATATCCATGTATGGCGACTACATTAAGGAGATTCTTATGGTAGATTTATTGGCTATGTTAATTGAATACCTAATAGGTTTTATATAGGAGGTTAGTATGAACCTTACTAATTTAATACACTCCTTACAAGATGTATCTAATACATTAAGTATAGTAAATGAAAACTGTGATGTAAAAGGAAAGAAAAATTTTATTGAAGACATGAGAAAGAAAAGTGTTTCTGATTTAAACAACATAATCAATGACTTACAATCCTTACAAAGAGAAAGAATAGGACTGGAGATAGGAGCATGGCGTTCATAAGATTCATTATAATATTAGGTATAATTTTCTTTTCTTCTGTAGCTTATGCTGAAGAAGATAAAGAATTAAAATGTTTAGTAGAGGCAGTCTATCATGAAGCTCGATCTGAATCTTTTACAGGTCAGTTAGCGGTAGCCAATGTAATAATTGAACGTGCTAATCTTTCAAAGTTTCCTAATACAATATGTAAAGTTGTACATGCTGGTAAGTATTGGAAAGGAAACATAGTAAGAAATAAATGTGCATTCAGTTACTACTGTGATGGTAAAAAAGAATGGTCATCTATTGAGAAAGAAGCTTTAGATACAGCTTATCAAGTATCTGCTTTAGCTTTAGATGGTGTTACTCTTATGTCTACCTTGGGAGCTACGCATTATCATGCTAGTTATGTATCTCCCTCCTGGACTAACAACATGGAAAGACTAGAACAAATAGGAACACACATTTTCTATGTTGACTAACCTGAAAATCTATGATAATATTCGTTTAAAGAGAGGTTATTATGGGTAGAGTTAAAGACTTACTATATACTGGAGTATATGATATGGGTTATGAAGATGATCTATTAAGAGAAAATAATATATTACAAAAAAATATAAGAGAGTTACAAGAACAATTACAGAAAGCCCATCAAAGGATAAAACATCTTGCTGATAGTAGTTGGAGTGAAGATGAACCAGATAAAAATCAAATAGAGTTAGATTTGAAATGACTGAAGATAGTTTTTGCAAAGTGTTTGATTTTGTTTCTATCAAGGCAACGATAGAAGAAAGAGATCAGGTTATCTACTGTGAGGTTTCTGAAGAAGAATGGGAAGACTGTGTTTATATTTTGTTTTCATTCATGGCAGAGAATGGATATGATCCACACAGACAAGCAGAAATAATTCAATTTGTTAAAGATTACTTTCCTAACTTACCTAACAATGACAATGAGGATCAAGAAGATGACTAAAAATTTATGGGATAAGGAAGAGCGACAGGTCTTTCGATCTCTGACTAGACAATATAAACAAGAAGGTTATGATAATAAAGAAGCTAAGAAGTTAGCAAGACAAGAAACAAAAGAAATCATGAGCGACAAGATTGAGTTCGCTGAAACTTTATATGAACAGGCTTTGCAAGACTTTGATTGAAGACATAATAAATAAAGTTATTTTATTACAAGCATTAAACTATGATGCTCATTTTAAATTTAACAAAAAGAAAGGAGGAATGCTTTGTGCTAAAGAAGATGGTAAAGTTGTATGGATATATCCATATATTACTGCACCTCAAAAGTCTCATACTAGAACAGTACTTACAAATTATTTTGGTAAGTCTATTATTAGGAATTAAATATGTCTGGTAAATGGTTAGAACGAGGAGCGTGTCCTGAGTGTGGGTCTAGCGATGCTAATGTTAGCCACTCAGAAGGATACTCTCATTGCTTTTCTTGTGATACGCATTTTAAAGAAGGAACTGATCAAGTGGTTGTACCTATGCAGAATATAAAAGAAGGCTTTACAGTAGGAGAACTAAAAGGAATTGATGATCGTAAGATTAGTAAGGCTACGTGTAAGAAGTTTAATACCTTTGTAAAGACTAACGGTAATACAATTACTCATCACATCTATCAGTATTATGATTCAAAAGGAGAATATGTAGGCAACAAGGTCAAGCAAGTAGAAGGTAAAAAGTATTGGTCTGAGGGTAACATTCAGAATGCAGGGTTGTTTGGTCAAGATATCTTTACACCCAGAGGAAAGTATGTAACTGTGTGTGAAGGTGAACTAGATGCTATGTCTGCTTATGAATTGCTGGGATCGAAGTGGCCCACAGTATCTATCAAGTCAGGAGCGCAAGCTGCTCTGCGTGATTGCAAGAGTGCGTTTGAATATCTCAACAGCTTTGAGAATGTTGTTCTCTGCTTCGACTCTGATAAACCTGGAAAGGAAGCGGCAGAGAAAGTAGCTCAACTCTTTGAGCCTAACAAGTGTCGCATTATTCATCTTGAATACAAAGATGCAAATGAATATCTCAAGATGAATAAGCGTCAGAAGTTTACAGAAGAATGGTGGAATGCTAAACCATTTACACCAGCAGGTATTATCAATCTAGATTCTTTACAAGATTCTTTGTATGACGAAGCACACTTTGAAACGTGTCTCTATCCTTGGTCTGGTCTGAACGATAAGACCTATGGCATGAGGACAGGAGAGCTTGTAACCTTTACCAGTGGTGCTGGCATGGGTAAGTCTAGTATCATCAGAGAGTTGATGCATCATCTCTTGAAAAGTACCAAGGATAACATTGGTGTCTTGGCTATGGAAGAAAGCATCAGGTCTACAGCCTTTAACATCATGGCAGTGGAGGCTAATGCTAGGCTGTATATCAAGGAAGTACGAGATCAGTTTGATAAGAAAGACCTACTCAAGTTTCAGAAAGATACACTAGGTACAGGCAGGTTCTTTGCCTTTGATCACTTTGGTTCGATAGGTAACGATGAGATACTTAATCGAGTCAGATTCATGGCAAAGGCTCTTGAGTGTCGTTGGATTATTCTTGATCACTTGTCTATCTTGGTATCAGGTCAAGAACAATTTGGTGATGAACGTAAGTCAATTGATATTCTAATGACCAAGCTTCGTAGTCTTGTGGAAGAAACAGGATGTGGATTGCTCTTGGTATCTCACTTGCGTAGACCATCAGGTGATACTGGACATGAGAATGGTAAAGAAATTACCTTGTCACACCTTAGAGGAAGTGCTAGTATTGCACATCTTAGTGACAGTTGTATTGGCTTGGAAAGAAATCAACAAGCAACTGATGAGGTAGAGGCTAACACTACTGTCCTTCGTATCTTGAAGAACAGATATACAGGTGATGTTGGCATTGCTTCATATCTTTACTATGATAAAGAGACAGGAAGGATGAGTCAGATAGATAATCCTTTTGATGCAGAAACTACAACAGATGAGGAGGTGCCTTTCTAATGTCGAAGTGTGTGGTAGATATCGAAACAGATGGTTTAGATGCTACTAAGTTACACTGTATAGTAGCTAAAGATATAGACACACAAGAAACTTTTACCTGGGAAGAAGATAAATGCAAAGACTTTGTATCTTGGTCAACTAAATATGATAAGCTGATCATGCACAATGGTATTAACTTTGATGGGTATTGGTTAAACAAATTACTAGGCATGAATATACAACTCAATCAGATAGAAGATACTCTGATCATGTCCCAACTTTATAATCCTATTCGTTCTGAAGGACATTCGCTTAAAGCATGGGGCGATAAACTAAGAATGCCTAAAGGAGATGTAGATAGTTTTGAGTACTACTCTCCAGAGATGTTAGAGTATTGTAAACAAGATGTTAATATTACCTCACGATTGTATAAGGTTTTAGAAGATGAAGGTAAAAGTTTTTCTTCTAAATCTAAACATCTTGAGTATAAGGTACGTGCTATCATTGACCAACAAGAACGAAATGGTTTTGCTTTCAACCTTCGCAAAGGACAA